TAATATGACTCTAAAAACATTCACATAATGTTGGAGCAACAAGAAGAGGCCCATCAACTGTGCCGTATATGGTTTGGCCTGCTAAAAATATGTGACAAGACGTACTGTATTCTGCTACAGGGGGTAACACAGGCGGCGGCAACACAGTTGTCGGCACAGGCGGCGCAAGTGTAGACGGAGAACCAACCTATTTAGAAATATTCAACGAATACAATAAAATGAATGAATGTAAAAAAATAGAAACTGTGCTGGGAAAAGATTATTTGGGATGCAACTACGATGACCCGTACTCCGAGACTTCATGTGGTTGTCCGGAAAGAGGAGACAAGTACGGAGAATATTTAAGTTACACCAAAATAAATTCCACTTTTTGGGAAACGCCAGAGGCAACACCAATGTTCAGAAACGCATTGATGTCACATATCGGATTAAATCAGATTAAAATCAAAATAGATGGATACAGAAGGACTGGTATAAACTTGGGAGACATCATAGAAATACAACACTACAATGACGGAACAAAAAATAATTTAAATTCGGGTAGATGGATAATAATCGCAATTGCTCACGAATTTATATCAGAAACTTACTACGCAATGTATCTCATTTTAGGAAGAACTGCAATACCAAAAAACACTGAAAAAAATACCCAAAATAGTGCTACATAAAGCTTTATACATATTATAAATGTTATTAGATAAAACAAATTACGTAGATATTCCTTTCTTTTTGACAAAAAATCCATATACAAATGATTTCAACTTGGTGATGGGTCCGAATGTAATAAAGCAATCAGTCAAGAACATAGTTCTAACAATCAAAGGAGAACGAAGATTTGATGGCAAATTTGGAACAAATCTTACACTAGAATCTATGCAATTCGATAATCCTATTCTGAAATATACATTTTTGGATTCAATTAAAAATTCCATTTTAGAATATGAACCAAGAATCGTAAATGCAAATCTCAATACAGACAACAATAAATTGGTATTTGACTTGCAAGAAAGAAATAAAACAGCAGAATCGATAAAAAACATTCAACTAACTGTAATAAAATAAAATGACTACCTCTCCCCCCGATTTAACAAAAATTGATTTCTCTGATATAAAAACTTCACTGACAGAATATCTCAAAAATCAAAGTGTCTTTGTTGGATATAATTTTGAAGGATCTGCAATACAAACAATTATAGATTTACTGGCATATAATACGTATTATTACGCATTTTATTCCAATATGTTATCGTCTGAAGTATTTTTAGATTCCGCACAAAGAACAAAATCTATTGTTTCTTTGGTTAAACCACTGGGATACACAATACCTGGATTGAAATCTGCTCGAGCACAAGTTAACGTATCGGCTTCATGTGTTAAATTCACTCAGTTTTCGGGATTAATGAATAACGGTTCGATTTTTAGTTTTTATAACACTCAGGCAGGAGGAACCGGCAGTCCGGTAACTTTAACAGAAGGAATATTGGTACAAAAAACAATTTCTTCTGAAATAGATTTAACAAAGCAAAAATATATAATACCGGATTCAGATGTCGATGTCAGTACTATTTCAATAACAGTAACTAGAAATGGCGCTGACATTGAGTGGAAAAATATCAATTATTTTCCGAACGATAATGATACCATTTTTTATATTGAAAGAAACGGAAATTTGTTTGAGATTCATTTTGGAAAAGAAAATAATTTAGGATCTTCTATTACACCCGCCGATGAAGTAGCAATCAAGTATCTTAGATCTTCTGGTTCTGTTGGAAACGGTGTATCTACTTTTACATCCAACGGACAAACGATAACCACAGTTAATCAGTCATCAGGTGGAAACGATGAACCCGACTTGGACGTAGTTAAATTTATTGCACCTCGTGTTTTTTCTGGACAAGATCGGGCAGTGACAAAGGGAGATTATTCTGGATTATTGATACGAGATGATTTTTTTGCTGATACCGATTCTTTTATAGTATACGTCGGAAACGAACTAAGTCCCCCGAAACCCGGAAGAATATTTGTATCATATGAGAATAATCCATCTTCTCCCCCATCCACCGATGTAATAGAATATTTACGTAAAAAAAATCCCCTCGCACTAATACCAGAATATGTTATTCCGAAAAAATACGATATTCAAATCCACTCGAGTATAGTTTTTAGACCCTCTGTTGTTCAGTCTAAAACAGGTACAATAAAAACAGGAATCAAAGAGTTATTTAAAGGCCTGTATTCTAATTTCGATTCTTACAGATTTTCTAGAAAATTTGATTTTTCAGAAATCAAAGAACTTGTGTTTGATAATTTTGCGTCTGAAGTTTCTTCGTTCAATTACGATAAAACCGTGATAACAACTCCTGGTCCAACACAAAAATTTTCTGAATTTTATTTGGAAAACGGATTAACCGAAAACGGATCCAAGATAATGGATGTTACGATTAATAATATGTCTTACGAAGTAAGGCTACCTGAAACGACTGAAAGTAAAATTCAATCGTTGGAATTATTCAAAAACAACGAGAAACAATCACTAGATGTGGGTAGGGTTTTGATGTCTTCTGGGTATATCAGATTGAATAAATTATGGAATGCAAATCAGAATTTAAATATAACAAACAAATCTTCTGTTATGTTGCCTGTCGAAAAATCTTTGATTGTGTTTAAAGACTTAGAGATACAATGAGTGTTTTTTTAAGTTATATTCCAAGCGGTGCGTCTCCTGCAGATACCAATATCATATCTGCAAATTTATTAAAAATAAAAACAGAAATTTTACCCCAAAGACTGTGCTGTGAAAGTTCTATTAATATAGAACAGTTTGTTCCAGGTTGGATTTCAGAACAAAAAATTAAAAACCCGAACACAATAACAATTTTTGATTTTATTCAGAAATACTATGATTGGTTGTACTGTTCAAACACTGATCTGGGGGGTTCTGGTTATTTGCTTGATGTTGATTTCGAAAACGTAGTTGATATAGAAAATGCACCAGATTCGTATCTTACCAGATTGAATTCTGTGTATTTTCCTTATTTCGACGAAAAAGATTATATTCTCAGGAAAAACGGCGGAATTTTGGGAAGAAGACTGGTTTCTGAATTTGTTCGAAGCATTAAAACTAAATTTTTAATTAAAAAAGGATCTCCAGAATCTTGTGATTTGTTTTTTACGAAACTGTTTGGAGTAACTGGTTTTAGTGTAGATTATTCCAGAAAAAAAATATTAAAACTCAACGGAGGCGTTTTTTGTGGTCCAAACGGCTTTTCGGGAAATCAAGACAACGCAGGTTTATTAAACGGAAAACGATTGCAAAATGGAGTGGAGTTCACTGAATACTCGTATTCTGTTCAGGCAACCGGAATAACGGCAACCTCAAATTTAATTGAATTTTACGAAAACGTGTTGCATCCGATCGGAACAAATTTTTATTTCAATTTCGATCTTGATACAACAACAACCAATCCCGGAGAAACATCAGAGACCTTACAATCATTGCAGCCCCAAATAAAATTCTATTCAGCGTATCAGATACTTGATATCGATTACACTGTTTCTCAATACGAAAAAAACATCAACGGTATAACTTATTATGGATTGCCTGGAACAGCTGGATGTTCTTTTGCGGCACCATTTGGGGCCCCGACTCACGTTTTTCCTTCATGGGGCAATGATATGGAGGGACAGACTGGATTCCAAAACATGCAAATACGAGAAATGTTCCGTATAGAGTATCCTTTAGGTTTAACAAATCCAAATATAAATATAACACAATGTTAGTCAAATATCAGATATTAGCCGGTTATCTTCCACCAGAACTTCAAGGAACTTCTGATTTAACTTCCAGTCAGATCAGTCAATATCCTTATAAAATTTTCACACCAAAAGTTGAACTCGGAATGCAAATTCCGGAATGGCAACGAGGAACGGTATATTCTTCTTTTGGGAACTCTTTGGGATCTTCTATTGTTTCCGTAGTGAAACGGGCAAATGAAGTTTGGATATGCCTTTCAAACAATGAACAAAATTTATTAAATCAATACAACCCGTCAACCATTCCACCCTCTCATACAAAAACAGAAGACGGATACTCATGGGTTCTGGCATTCGAATTAGATTCCAGAAGAAGATCCTCGACATATACTCGAATACCTTCTTTTGAAGCATTAGAAACAATAATCGATTCAGATTTAAAAAATTTTTGTGGAAACTCCACAGAAGGAACCACCGGATATTGTTTGATTTATAAACAAAATAATTCAGGAACCACTGGTTCTTTGATAAACGACGGATCGGCGTATTTACAAACTTCTTGTGAGAATTGTCAAAATTTATCAAACTTACTCAACACATCCACAGGATACTATACAGTGTTTTCTGAGTCTATACCAGAAAATAATTCCGTATCATTAAACAATAGAACAGTGAAATTTAATTTATTGCTTAACGATTGGAAATATGCAAATGATTTTGAAGTGAGTTCCGCGAAAATTGCGAAAAATTCTCTGGCAGAGGGTGCAATATTGGGAGCTTTCATTGATTCCAGTCTTTTAGGCTTTCAATTGCCGTTATCCACAACCATAGGAGTATCAAGTGCGAGTGGTTCTAGTGCTGATATTAAATTTATTCTGGGAAATATATCAGGAAATACCGGCGAAATTACAGGAATCGAAATATCAAACAGGGGCAGCAATTATTCGAATATTCTGTCTCCGGTAATTACTTCACCTGGATTGACTGCTGGTCAAATTTCACAATTGGAATCTGGAATAAGTCTCGTTTGCTCGAACAACGAAAAACAATCTGTTGACGGAATTAATAATTTATTTAATTTTCCAGAACAATTTGCTGGTTCAGTTAAATTAATCAATTACGACTTATTGGCGTATAACACAGAAGGAATAACCTTCAATTATTATGCACTAATAACCAATTCAGTTGACGGTTCTTTGCCCACTCAAATTTCCGGAATTCAACCCATACCGTATTCCGATTTCAATCAATCAGAATCATCTAAAGTATCACTTTCCATTCAATTTATTAGGCCTAACACATGAAATATCCTTTCAACAAAACACCACTGAGTGAATTTCCGTTCAATAGCAGAGTATTTGAGAATGAAATTTTAGGCAGCACTGCAGCAAACTATGTTCTGGTGGCATTCCGACCGGGTCAGGCACTTCAGGCATCAGAATTGAATGAAATTCAAGAAAATTATTATAAAGATCTTACTTTGCACAGTATTTTAATGAGAAACTGGATCGGTGTAACCGGCAGCAGTTTTGGCCCTTCGTGGACAGGTGCTGTTCCGTTACAGACAACCAGTTGCACTACTCAAAACGACACATTAAGTGTCGGAAAAGATTGGTATTTGATTGACGACAGTGGATTCAAGTTTTGGATTTACAACAATGAACCTCGTAGTGCATCTGCTTCCAATAATCATTTCATAGCACTAGAAATTACAACCAACTATGTTACTCCAGCACAAGATTCAAATTTGAACGATAATTCAGGAGGATCCATAGGATCAGCAATTCCTGGAGCAGACAGATATCAAATAAATATTACAGGAATAACTACTGGATCCACCCTGAGTGGGTCGAATGTTAAAATTTTCGCAAAAAAGGAATCCGATTCGTATAAATATTTGAACGGAGTCGCTGTACCAGGAACTTAATTTATGCCATTAACAGCTTTCACTGCTTTGGGTTCAACTTCAACGTTTAACGATTTATTCGTTTCGCAGAATCAACTGATTACCCGAGCAAATTTATTTGAAATAGCAACTATTTCTGGGGGCACAGGAATCAGTGCGAGTTCGCCGAGTGCGAATGGAGGAGTAACTTTATCTGTGTCTTTGTTGCAGGGTCCAGGAATTTCTTTGACTCAGGGCTCGGGAATAACTATAGGATTCAATAATTCGTTCATAAAAGGATCAACTGGCATCGTGGTGGCCTCAACGACCAGTGGAAAAACTTTATCAGTTAAATTGAACGCAGGCAACAATATCACCCTCACAGAAGGTCCTGCCGGAATAACCATCGCGGCCGCAGGAGGCGGAGGCGGAGGCAGCGAGGCAACATTCGCCAATACACAGACAGGAACGGGAACACTGACATCGACTGGCCTTACCTTCAACGGAAAAACTGCATTACAAATTTTGGAAATGATTTTGTTTCCTTTTCAGCCTCCGGTTATTTCTATATTAGTTCCCGGTATAACTTCTCAACTTGAAATGGGCCATACGCTGGGAACAGAACCCAGAAGTACCGTCTTTTCCATTACCAACCCAGGGAATGTTGCTGCAAACAGTTTAGGAATTTCTTTCCAGGGCCCCGGCTCATCCACGTGGTTAAACGTATCGGCCGCCGGATCCACCACATCTCCAAGAACGTGGACTTTCTCCTCAGCACAAACCGGCGCCACTCTTATAACCTCCAACACTGCAACATTGCGTGTGTCGGCCACTACAACGCAGTCTCCTGCGGCGGGTATTTCGGGGAATTCAACCATTTCCTGGAATCATAAAGTATATGCCGGTTTTTCTTCTGGTATCAGTGGGGCTCAAATTCTCAATGCTTCGTCTTTGACGAACCCAACAGGACCTTTCGTTACTGCAACAAACACAACAGGTACTCCACAATCTATCAGTGTCACTTTGACCAAGGGTACGACCGGACCAGAATTCATGTGGATACTTGTTCCCGGTGGATACACACTCACATCCGCAGCATTCAAATTGGGCGGGATCGACTCGCCTTTCACTCTTACGGAAACTGGAACGTTTACGAACTCGGTTAATTTCGCCAGTTCTTATAAAAAATACAAAAGTGACAACACACAAGCAGTTGAATCCATCAGGATTGAGTTTGATCTTCTGCGAACGTAAAAAGAAAGAATTAATATGCCAGGAATAACAGGAACAGTAAGAGTAACCGCCAAGATAAGTCCGCCAGCAACCGAGGACCAGTATCCGGTAACAGATCCTCAATACGGTCTCGGCGGTCTTCGAAGCGTCGGCAACACAGCAGCAAGAAATGCGATAACGAGCCCGAGACGAGAACAAGGAATGATGGTTTATGTACAAAACGAAGATCAGTTTTATTATCTGAAGGGAGGAACAGCGGATGCCAACTGGACTCCTGTTACAACAAATTCAACTGTATCCAAAAACTCTTCAAGAACTGCAATTCAAATAAACGGTTCAGGATTCAGTGCAGGAAATTTGGTGAATTACAATATTTCACAATCCGGATTCACTAAATGTCGAGCCAACAATAATACGCTCGCTGAATTCATAGGAATCATCGAAGGAATATCGGGCACCACAGCCACTGTAATCACAAACGGATCAATTAATTTTCCGAGCAGTGGAACTAGTTTCACGGTTGGTGATGGAGGCTCCGGTGGAAATGACGTATGGTTCATGTCTGCAATGACTGCTGGAGCAATGCAAAACATGGCGCCTGGTGGGTCCGGAGAAATTGTAAAACCAGTGTATCTCAATGCACCACACACAGGAATAGACGGATCCACATATACTGGAATAATATTAACTTATACTGGATACAGAAACCCGTCTTGATAGATTTCAATGTCCAGTTTTATATCAATTTCTGGTAACATCACAGCAGGCCCAACTGGACCCACCGGCCCAACTGGACCCACTGGCCCAACTGGGCCCGATGGCCCCAACGGCATCGGAATAACCGGTCCCACAGGACCGAGCATCCGCATTGAAATAAACGGAAGCACGCTCACACAACAAGCATTTTTTACGAGTGGTGTTTCATTCAAAATAAACGATTTCAATCTTTCTGATCTGGGACCGAGAAGTTATAGAGCACCCAGAATCGAATTAATCGGCGAAGGAACGAATTCTATTGTATCTGGAACAGCAGAATCTTTCTTCATTGGAATAACACAAACAAGCGGAACAACTCAACGGTTTATATCTGGAATGACTGGAACATTCAAAGTGTTCAGAACCACTTCGAATGGAATATCTTTGAGCTACGATCAATCCGATAATATTGTAATTGAATATTTGTCGAATGCTTCATCGATTACTTTTGCAGGGGGTCCTTCGAACAATTTGTTGTTCACTACCGGGACAACAAGTGAACTTGCTGGAGCTACCGGAATTGGCATTACCACTGAAGGCGGAGTCGATTATTTCAGTGTACCGTTTCGTTCATATTATGAACCATACAAATCAGTAACCGGAGCCCTATCGGGCAATACTTTTAGTTTCACTGTTCCAATCAATATCGGGAATGTTTTTGGATTGTCTGGTTCTAATTCGAATCGAAAACAAATTTCCTTTACTGGATTGACTGGTGATTGGCAATCTTTCACTTTGATTGTTCCAAGTGGAGTTACTGGTTCTGTTACATGGCCATCAACGTGTAAATGGCCGGCAAACAGAAAACCGAATTTCAGTTCAAACTTGGATGTATTTTCATTCCTGGCGAAAGATACTATTCAGTACTGAATGATTAATATGTTGGGTGCAACCGTAAATTCACCAAACGGGCCAGGAATAACTGGAGCAAATTCCTCGCAACTGGATCTCCCGAGTGACAGTTCACCGACTCCTCCGGTAATAACATGGCACAGAGATAAGCTGAACCCTAAAATATGTGCAGGAACTCCGTTTATTGAATAGATCGATCCGAATTTGATTTTAATAGGAGGATGCGGAACTCTCGGAATAACTTTT